TGCTTTTGCAATTCTATAATCTGCTCTTTAAGTGCAGAATTATCAGATTTGTATTCTTGAATTACTTCAAGTAATTGACTTTTCTTTTGAAAGGTCATTTAGTAATTTTACAATCTCATTTAATTTTTCAGATTGTGCATTTACTTTATTTTCTAAATTCTGTATTTTATTTAGTACAGATATATCACTAGTATTTACTACCCCATAAGTTGTTTTTGCATTTGCAGTTAAGTTATAAGTAGTCATATATCTCCTATTTAATAAGGGGGATAATTAAACCCCCCTTAATTTATTTTTAAGTAGTATTACGCATAAGTAACAACTTGTGCTTCACCATCTCCGTGACCATCACAGTCAGCAACGACAGCAAATACTCTAACTTTAGCATTTATTGCTCCTGTTGCATTAACTAGGTCAATAGTATCTGCTGCTGCATAATATCTATAACCTATTGATGTTGTTCCACCTTGTGAATCACCTGCTCTAGCTCTAGTTACTTCTATTCCTGCAGTTGCAGTTGAAGCTGCTACAAAAGCATCTACGTCTGCACCATCTCCAAGAGATAGAGTTCCAGAGTTTCCAGCACTGTCAGCTGTTAAGATATCTAGTCCTGCATACAAAACTAATGTATTTGCAGGCATACTTAATACCTCAAATACATCTCCTGTTGCATTTGTAGTTGAACTAAAATCTACAACTTGACTTATTACTTTTACCGTTGGGTAACTAGACGGATGTCCAGATGTACCAACTCCACTCACTGTATAAGTAGCCATATATTTATCCTCCTAATTATTACCCTACTGTTATAACACCTGAGTAAACTGCATCTGTTCTTAGAATTTTTCTTCCAAAAACATGCAGACCTCTAACGATGTCTGAAAATGAATCAGGGTCTCTGATAAGTTCTGTTTTCGCAATATGGTTTGCAGTCGCAACTCCCGACTGGTGTCCATAAAGGATTGCATACTCATTAGATCCTGCTGATCCAAAAGTTTTAGATGTTGCTGCTCCACCAGAAACCGCAATTGCGTTTGTAGTGTAAAGTCTAAACCCAAATAAAGGTCTATCCGTTACCATACCGTTTCTCATAGAAGATGCAGAACCATCTGCCATTACTGATTGATCCATGATTTTTGCACCTGCTTTTCTTAATTGCTTGTAAAAAGCTGGTGGTGCAACTAACCATCTGTTTTCTTCTGGTACGTCATTACCATCAAGAACTGTTTTAGCAGCTGATATAACATCTGCTAATGTATCTGCCGCAGCATCTCCATCAATTGGCGAAGCATCTGTTCCAGTGTTCGCAGCTGATGTTGCCGCATTATCATAAATGTATTTTAATACATTGTAGTCATAGTTCTTCTTTAGTGAATAAGCACCTGAAGAAGTTGCAAGAGCTTCCCAATTTACGTGTGATTGTCTTTCTTCGATGTCATCTACTTTAAACGCAAAGTAAGATCCTTGGTCGACAGTTAATTGTAACTTGTCGTCTGCCAAAGATTGTGTATTTACAGATTGACCTCTAGCGTAGTCGCTCACAGTAATTGATGGCTCTTTCACGATATTTACCGTGTCGCCAAAATTTTCAATTTCCCCAGCGTAATCAGTGTTAGTAATATCTTCAACAACTGATGCACGTCTGAAAAACTTTTGAACCTTTTGACTATATACTGCTGGTACCCAATTACCTGATGGTAAATTGTTATAACCTGCAGCGTTTGACATAGTAGCCATGTGTGTTTGCCTCCGATTATATAGTTATTATTAAGGTTGGATTCTACCTTCTCTTACAGCTTTATCGATTTCTTCTTCATACTTTTCATACTCATTAACTGACATTTTAGAAATCTCAGCATTAGACCAAATCTTTTTAGGTTTAGCACCTTCAGTAGATTCAGCTTTTCTAGTTTTAGATACAGCTTTAGCAGCTTCTTTCTTAATATCTTTTTCCTGTTTATTAGAATACTTTCCAAGTCCTTTATCCATTTTATACAAGTCGATTGCTCTTCCTGCTAATTGTGCATTAGCTCTATTTTCATAAAGCCAATCTTGAATAACTGGATCTTGTTTTGTAGCCCATTCATGAAATTCATCTTTTTGACGAATCTCTTGAAAATCAGGATGAAGTTTAAGAAGTTCTACTTCAGCTTTTTCTTGTGCTAATTGTTCCTGTTGAGATTGAAGATTTTGATATTTAGTCTCTATCTCTTGTGCTCTACTATCCGCTTTGTCTATTGCAATAGTTTCCACCATTTGATAAACATCTGGATATTCTTTTTTCCAAGCCTCAAGTTCTTCTTTCGACTTAGGTGGAACAATCTTATTTGCTGATTGTTCTAATTGAGTTCTTAAAGTACGAACTTCATCTTTATGCTTTCCGAGTGTAGAATCATAGTGTCTTTTCAAATCGTCATAACGTTT